CGCAATGTCTGCTTTCTAAGGACCGGCCGCTCCCAAAATCCTGAAAACAAATCAGTTCTATTTTTTATTTGTCCAAGACTGTGCAGCATGCAATATCCAGGTTGTGAAAATCCGTCAATCCATGTTACGAGCGGCAGAACCCAATATAGGCACTCATCCCATAATCGTGAGTTCCATAACGCAAATTGCATCACAAACGGTCATGTCAAGCATACCGCTTTTATTATTTTCTCTACATCCTTTTTTCTCGATAACCATATAACTTTATTGTCATATCTATCTAAAATGCTTCTTATTTCTTTCAGATTTTTATTCTGAAAAGTTTCCGTCCATTTCAAAAGGTTATAGACCGATTTCAAAGTTTCTTTTTTCCCTTTTAGTATTCCCAATTTTCTTTTTATAGAGCGCATAATAATTCTACTTTTATATAAATAACCAGGCATATCTAAAACATAGATTTTGTCAGCTTCATCAAAACATTGCTGTACCCAGGCATAATATACACCCTCAATTATCCATTCATCATTATGATATAATACATTTTTTAAGACGGGAAATGCTTGATTTTACGGCATTTCCCGTCTTTTTTGTTTCTAATTTGTTACTGGTTCAGCGTAAAAAATATTATTTTAACAGGGCAACGGTTTCCCGTAACTGTTCAATAGTCTTGTGATTATACACCCTGTTTCCCACATCCTTTGACTTATGACCCATTAGCATATCAATGCATTTTCTGTTACCTTTGGCATTGTCAAGGTTGGTTTCAAAGGTGTGCCGTGCTTCATGTGGGGTCTTGTCTGCACCTATCTTTTCCATGACTTCACCCCAACACTTATAGTAATTTGCCTGACTGAACTTTTTGTCCTGATAGGTGAACAGATACTTGTTCCCTTCATCAACCAATGCTTTCACAAATGGTTTGATGCGGTCATGTATCGGAACAATACGGCACTTTCCGGCAGCGGTCTTGATTCCACCTTCAAAATACCAGTCCTTGATGTTCACCTGTTCAGTTTTCATTCCCAACAATTCCTGTAATCTGAACCCCGTATATATGTAGATCAGCACTGTATTGACCCAAGGGTCATCTTTTATTTTCCACAGTGCATCAACCTGTTCAGGCGTGAACGGTTCACGGGTGGTATCAGGTATTGGTGGTGCGGTGGTAATTTGTGAATACATTTTATCTATCAGGTCAATTTCAAAAGCAAAACGGTCAAGGTGACCGAACAGATTCTTGATTGACCATTGTGTTGAATACCCACACCCGCAGTTGTCAATGCAGTCTTGCATCTGATAAGATTTCAATGATCGGTACTTCACACCGTAGTATTTTGAACAGTGCTTGAACGCTGAACGCAAGGACTGCTGATTTGATTTTCCTAACTTTGGTAATTTGATTTCAGACCAACGCTGATAGAGTACAACCAAGGTGACCTTTTCCCGGTCAATGTCCCAAGGGTTGTTGTTATATTCAGCCAATAGGATGTTGGCTTTTTCTTCTGTTTCAGCGTAACCGATAGGGGTTTGTTTTGCGTGTCCCTGTTCGTCATATATGGTGACCTTGGCAAGCCACGGGCGTGAACGGTTACCCTTCAACTTGGTCACGCATCCGTAACCGTTTGGGTTTCTTCTTCCCATGTATATCATTCCTTCCTGATTGAAATTTCAAGGAATGGATGATATAATTAGGATTGCATAGCCTATATCATCCTATTCCTTGGTATAGAGTTATAAGAACCCTGACCGCTGCAACGGTTGGGGTTCATTTTTGTTCAGTTATAATTCAATATGTGAAGGTGCTGCAACACCTTTATTCTGTAAATCAAGAAATTTTCCATATTCCATTGCCGTTCCCCAAAAGGCAAGCATACCTTTGTCATATTCCACAACCAAGTAATACTTCTTTGCACCTTTTAATTTTGATGTGTTTTTTGCCTGACCGTGATATTTTAACATGAACTTTTCTTCTTCCATTGCTGAAAATGACTTGATTCTGTTCATTGGAAGTGTAACCGTAGTTTCAGGCTTGATTCTTCTGATCTCAAACACATCACCTTTCACTTCAATTCTGCAAGGGTAATCAGTCGCAAACCCTTCAATTCCTTCATAATGTCCTACTGGTATTCCTGATTCTTTCTTTTTTCCAAACATTTTTACCTTCCTTTCATTCAGTAACCGTTGTAACGGTTGGTAACGGTTTAAGTATCTGTTATAAATGCAGTATTATCAATAGGGTAACGGTTGATAATTGATTTTCTTTATATTTTGATTATGTAGTAATTCTAATGTAAAAAATAAAAAAGTAAAAATATAGAGTATAGAAAAACAACAGTTACCCGTTACCAACAGTTACCTTTTGGAAAAGTCAACCCATATTATGCCGTTTGACTTCCTGATGATTCTTTTTTGACAGAATATTTTTCATCATCCAGTAATGTGTTAATTCGTTCAATGACTTTAATTCTGTCAACTGCATCCAGTTTAATAAATGAAGAAATCACAAATTGGGTTTCTTCATCATAAACTTGTTTTACCAGTTCAACAGATTCAGACTGTTCTTGAATATTTGAACAATCCATTAGATCACAAACTGATACACCAAGTTTTTCTGCTATGATCTTTAACTTGGATGTGGGGACATCGTTAGTCCCTGATTCAATCTTTGAAATAGTTGACCGTGCGTTGTCCGTATTCCACCCGCAAAGGTTGGCAAGTGCTTCTTGAGAAAGTCCTTTATCGTCCCGGTATTTTTTGATGTTATTACCAAGAATTTTCAGAAAATCCTTCTTTCTGTCTACCACAAATGTCACCCCCTTTCTATATGTAATTTTACTATGTTAGGGACTGAAAATCAACTTTTTTTAAGTTTTTTATAAAAAATAGTTGACATTCAATCCACATAGGTTTATAGTATGAAATGTGGACGGACAATCCACAAGAAACAAAGCAAGTAGGAAGGACACGGGTGAAGCGATAGGGCTACACGCAAGTGACATGGTGGTCAGGCTGCCGGATAGCAGATAGAGCGTGTGAAGAATAAACATGACCCGTCAAAGTAGTTGAAGAAAACAGGAACGGTAGGGCAAGAAAGCACAGTGTACCGCACTATTTGAAGAAAGCGGACAGGCTGAACCAATCGGCACTTTACCCCTAAAACAAGAAACCGTTAAGTGGAAGAATCAACCGCACGAGATGACACAGCACTTTGTTTCAGGGTCAGGAAGTTCCCCGACTTCCTGACTACTTCAAAAAGAACTGTTGCAGCAGTTCCGGGGAAAAGAACCAAGGAATAGGATTTCAGTTCTTTCAAAAAATTGTCTATTGTGTGTCGGTCAACAGGTTTTGGTGGTTTTAATGTGAAACCCCGGCGGTTTGAACAGCACCGTTCAAAAAGTTCAATGATGTGTAACAGGTTTTCAGATTTTAATGTGAAATCTGATAAAGGAAAGACACCCCTGATTGTACTAAGGTGTGCTGACAATAGACAACTTTTTGAAGGAACTGGGAAAGGATAAAGGCAATGATTGATTTCATAAAAGATGCGGATTGCACCAAGGAAACGCCCGTCAGATTAGGTGTTCCTGATGCACCGATATATGGCAAGGGCATCAAATTGAAACCAAGGGTTGACGGTAGAACTGATTCAGAGCATTTCAAGAAAATCTATTTGCCGGAACTTTTACCACTTGAAGAATATGATCTGATAGTTGTTTTGATTTCCGGCGGTAAGGATTCAGTTGCTTGTTACCTAAAACTTCTTGAACTTGGTGTACCAAAAGAAAGAATAGAGTTTTGGCATCACGATATTGACGGCGGGCATCCTTCAAGGCGTATGGACTGGAAATGTACCCAAAACTATGTAAAAGCACTTGCAGATGCAGAGGGTATCAAGTTAAGGGTTTCATACAGGGTGAATGGTTTCTTTGGTGAATTGTATCGGATAGGCGCATCAGAACCCATTGAATGGATTGACCCTGATACTGGTGAAGTAAAGCAGTGCAAACTTTCAAGCAATTATCTGAAATGCAAAGAACTGAAAGAACAGGCAACAGAGGAAATGGAAGAACTTCTGAAAAAGTATGGTTATAGAATGAAGTTCCCCGCAAAAACTGGTGATCTGTCACGGCGTTGGTGTTCTGCATATCTGAAAATATGTGTTGCAGATACGGTTGTCAGTAATCTTGACCGCCTTGGTGAACTTGAAGAACTGGGTGGTAAAAGACATAAATTCCCCGCAAAAGGTGGTACACATTCAGGGCGTTGGTGTAGTGGTAACTTAAAAGCAGCGGTTCAGGATAGTGTGACAGCCAATCTTGAAGAAACCAAACGTGACAAGAAAATCTTGATTGTTTCAGGTGAACGCCGTGGTGAATCTGCCGGACGGTCAAAGTACAATGAAATGGAAATACACCGCACCAATGCAGAAGCCAAGGCACACAGAATCGTTCATCAATGGCGGTGCTGCATTGATTATTCTGAAAAGGATGTGTGGGAACTGCTGAAACGGCATCATATAAACCCACACCCATGTTACAGGATAGGTTGGAACAGATGCAGTTGTATGATGTGTATATTTTCAACACCGCGGTTATTTGCCGGAGTAAAAGAACTTTTCCCTGATGATTATGCTGCACTAAGGCATGATGAAGAAGTTCTTGGGTTCACACTGGATAACAAAAAGAATCTTGATGAATTTATCGGTGATACACAGTCTTGCGTGTGTTGGAAGGATAAAGCAGCAATACATTCAATACTTACTGGTGAGTTCAACACAGATGACATATACACAAATGATTGGAATTATCCTGTTGGTGCATTTCATGGTGCTGACGGTGGTTCATGTTAGAAAGAAGGTGATTATGTGAAGAAAATAGTTGCAGCATGGATTGAACAGATTCTTGAATTTCCAACCAAACTTGAATACCTTGCGTACATAGAAAGCCTGAAAAAAGGCAAACCGCAGAAGTTCAAGCTGGTTTACTGTCACAGTGCAGTTGCTACCAACCTTGAAAACCTGAAACTGCTTGCATACTTAAAGTACACAGATGCACAGGGCATTGAGCGTGATCTTGAAATGGGTACTTGGAACGGCAGACTGGTCATCATTGATGATTCTTTACCTACTAAGGTTGTTGAAGCCGTTGCAGAGGACACAGGCAAGGGAATCAAGGCACAGGATGCATACACAGAGTACACAACCTATATCCTTGGTGAAGGTGCTATTGGTTTTGAGGATGTTGGTGCAAAAGTACCGTATGAAATGGTTCGTGATGCGAAACTTCACGGCGGTGAAGATACACTGATTTCCCGTAAGCGTCACGCCGTTTCTGTTGGTGGTATTTCCTACACTAAGGCATCACAGGCAACAAATTCCCCTACCAATGCGGAATTAAAGACTGGCAAGAACTGGTCACTGGTTGCATCTGATACCAAGACTATTGAGCATAAGGCAGTACCTATTGCCCGTATCATTTCCCGTGGATAATTTCTGATCTGAAAGGGTGGTTGCAATGTTTGATACTGATACAGTAAAAGAACGGTTGAAATCATTCGGTTATACGGTCAAGGCAGATGATGAATTTGCCTTGACATTTTGCGTTGAGAAAGTACGCAGCACAATCAAGAATGAAATCAACTGGAATGATGTGCCGGAAGGACTGGAACACATTGCCGTTGATATGGCGGTGGGTGAATTTCTTCTTTCCAAGAAAACCTTTGCACCTGATGACCTTACCGGGTTTGATTTAGAATATGCTGTCAAGCAGATTCAGACAGGGGACACCAACACGGTTTTTGCGACTGGTGAAGGTTCAATGACCCCTGAACAAAGACTGACTTCTTTCATCAATTACCTTTTATCCTATGGAAAGGCTGAATTTAATTCATTTAGGCGTATCAGATGGTAAAACAGATTCAGGCAGCACAAAAGGCTGCAAGGAAAGCCATTGAAGCAACCTATTTTGGTACTTTGACGGTGACAGAACTGCAAAAGGTAAAAAATGAGAAGTCAAAACTTATGGAAGAATCAGAGGTTGTAGTCTTACAAGACCAACCGTGCAGATTATCTTTTGAAAAACTGCAAACAGCAATTCAGTCAGAATCAGCAGCGACGATCACGCAAAGCACAAAGTTGTTTGTTTCCCCGGATGTAACCATCAAGGCGGGGTCAAAACTGACAGTAACACAGGACAATGTGACCACGGACTACACCCGCAGCGGTGTCCCTTCCACATATCCAACGCATCAGGAAATCACACTTGAACTGTTCAAGGAATATGCGTAAATGGGTAGAATGGGAAGATTTGACTGCAAAGGTCTGAAAGACTTTCAGCAGCAGTTGGGAAAGTTGCAAAATCCTGATGACTTTGTGGAATCGTGTGCAAAAGAACTTGCTGCCCGGTTGCTTCGCATGGTGGTCAAAAGAACACCTGTCGGACAGTACCCGGCAAGTTCAGGAAAAAAGGGCGGTACATTAAGGCGTGGTTGGACTGGTGAAAAACGTGCATCAGCACAAGGGTATGCAGACAGCCTGATGGTGAATCATTTTGGTGACACCTATGTCATTGAAATTGTGAACCCGGTTGAATACGCATCTTATGTTGAGTACGGACACAGGACAGCCAATCATTCAGGATGGGTCAAGGGTCAGTTTATGATGACCATATCTGAACAGGAATTACAGAGAATTGCCCCAAAGGTGCTTGAAAACAAAATCAAGAAATATTTAGGGGGGACTTGGTAAATGATAAATTCAATAGTTGAAGCAATCAGTTGTTCCCTGAACAAAGAATTTGGGGATGATTATGAAATCCACAATGAAGAAATCAAGCAAGGTTTGAAAGAGCCTTGTTTTTTTATTGCTTGCTTGAACCCAAACAACAACCTTTTCCTTGGCAAACGGTATGAACGTACCAATCAGTTCTGCATCCAGTATTTCCCACAGTCTGCAAAGAAGCAGCGGGAATGTGCTGATGTGGCTGAAAGAATGTATGACTGTTTGGAGTATACCACAACAGACGGTGATACCAAGCCAATCAGGGGTTCAAAAATGAATCATCAGGTGGTTGACGGTGTTCTGAATTTTTTTGTCAATTATGACTTTTTCACGGTCAAGACGGAAGAACAGACACCAATGGAAACTAAGACGGCAAGCACGGATGTGAAGGAAGGTGGTTGATTATGGCAGCAAAAAAGACAGCAACGGGAACTGCTGCAAGGTCTGAACAGACTGAACCAATGTTCAGCAAGGAACAGATTCTTGCATCTGCCCGTTTTGCAAACAGAAGGGACTTGGTGGATGCCCTTCTTGATGAAGATAAAAGTTACACCATGAAAACTGTTGACAATTTAGTTGAAAAATACATGAAAGGACAGGTGAAATAGTATGGCTTTAGGTGGTGGTACATTTACCTCACAGAACAAAGAACTGCCCGGTGCTTATATCAACTTTGTATCGGCTGCATCCGCATCCGCTGCATTGTCTGATAGAGGTATCGCAACAATGCCCCTTGAACTTGACTGGGGTGTTGAAGGGGAAGTTTTTGAAGTGACCAATGAAGATTTTCAGAAGAACAGCCTGAAACTTTTTGGTTATGCCTTTGACAGTCCTAAGATGCTTGGTCTTAATGATCTGTTCATGGGTGCAAAGACCTTATACGCATACCGTCTGAACGGCGGTGGTGATAAGGCAGCGAACACATACGCAACTGCAAAGTATTGTGGTGTTCGTGGTAACGATTTGAAGATCGTGATTCAGAAAAATGCAGATGATGCAAGCAAGTATGATGTTACAACCTACTTCGGTACGGTCAAGGTTGACACACAGACAGTTGCCAAGGCTGCTGATCTTGTGGCAAACGATTATGTGACATTCAAGGCTGCTGATCTTGCTGTTACTGCCGGAACACCTTTAACTGGTGGTACAAATGGCACAGTTGACGGCACTGCACATCAGGCTTACTTGGATAAAATCGAATCATACACCTACAACACTATGGGCGTTGTGGTTACTGATGATGTTACCAAGAAGTTATATGTGGCTTTCAACAAGCGTTTGCGTGATGAACTTGGTATCAAGTTCCAGTTGGTTGTTTACAACCTGTCTGCTGATTATATGGGCGTTATCAGTGTGAAGAACAAGGTAACAGATACAGGATGGTCAGAAGCAGCACTTGTGTACTGGGTAACTGGTGCAGAAAGCGGTTGTGCGGTCAATAAGTCTTGTCAGAACAAGAAATATGACGGCGGTTTCACCGTTGATACCAATTACACACAGAATGAGTTGAAAGCAGCAATCAAGGCGGGTGAGTTCACTTTCCATAAGGTCAACGGCGTTGTCCGTGTGCTTGAAGATATTAACTCTATGGTGACCACTTCGGACACTTGCGGGGATGTATTCAAGGACAATCAGACGATCAGAGTTATTGACCAGTTAGGAAATGATGATGCAGTTCTTTTCAACACTAAGTATCTTGGTGTTGTTCCAAACAATGCATCAGGCAGAACTTCCCTTTGGTCTGACTTGGTGAAAATCCGTACACAGTTACAGGAACTTGGTGCTATTGAAGGGTTCACTGATTCTGATGTTACGGTTGCACAGGGTGATTCCAAAAAGGCGGTTGTGATTACATCAGCAATCACCGTTGTGAACGCTATGGGTAAACTCTATGAAACAGTTACGGTTGCGTAAGAAAGGGGTGAAATAAAATGCCGAATGTAACAATGAAAGCAAGGGACACTATTGCAGCAAAACTTGCTGAATGTTTTATCACAATCGGAAGTAGAAGATACAACTTCATGCAAATGATTGATATGGAAGCAAAGGTTGAGAAAACCAAGACTACTGTTCCCCGCCTTGGTGCAATCATGGCGGGTCATAAGTCATGCGGTATGGAAGGTACTTTTTCCGGCACGGCACACTATAACCAGTCAGTTCTTCGTCAGGCATTGCTTGACTATAAGAACACTGGTGAGGATGTGTATTTTGAAATGCAGATCACCAATGATGACCCAACCAGTGATGCGGGCAGACAGACGATCATTTTCTATGACTGCAACACTGACGGCGGTGTGTTAGCAAAATTTGATGCTGACGGGGAATACCTTGATGAAGAGATTGAAGGAACATTTGAGGACTTCTCAATGCCTGAATCTTTTGCAAACCTCACGGGTTTTCTTACTAACTAAGTAACAGAACCCCTTGTGTGGCTTTTATATAAGGTCATATAAGGGGTTTTTTCTATTCTTTGATAAACAGAAGGGAGAACAACAAAATGTCAAAATTCAGTCGATTTATGAAAGCGAACAAAATCGCAAAGCCAAATGAAAAATATGCACCTACAACCACATTACAGGATGAAAACGGTAAACCGCTGGAATGGGAGTTCAAACAGATTACTTCCAAGGAAAATGAAGCGTTGCGTGATTCCTGTACCATTGAAGTCCCGGTTAAGGGTAAGCCGAACCTTTACAGACCGAAAGTAAAAACTGCTGAATACCTTGCAAAGATGATTGTGGCATCCACTGTATACCCTGACCTTTACGATAAGGAATTACAGGATTCATACGGTGTTATGACCCCGGAAGAACTTCTTTATGCAATGGTTGACAATGCCGGAGAATATCAGGACTTCACAGTGTGGATGCAGAAGTTTCAGGGATTTACCAAGAACCTTGATGACAAGGTGGATGAAGCAAAAAACTAATTGAAGAAGGGGATGGTGAAGCAAATTATGCTTACTATGCCCTTCTAAAACTTCACATTCTTCCATCAGTGTTCTTGGATATGGATGAACAGGAAAAAGCCTTTGTGATTGCTTCAATCGAGTTGAAAGCAGAGCATGACAAGAAGGAAAAGAAAAAGGCAGAAGCAAGGGCAAAGAAAAAACACTAAGAAAGGACGGTGAAACAGGTGTCATCTATTCAGACAGGTATTGAACTTAATGACCAATTCAGCGGAGTGTTGAACAACATCATCAGTTCAGTGAACCTTGCCGTGTCTGCAATGTATGATATGCAGCAGTCAATGAACACTGACATTGATACAAGCAGCCTTGAAGGGGCAAGGGATGAAATCAATCAGGCAACTGCTGCCATTGAAGCAATGAATCAAGCAGCAAGCCGACAGACCGCACCTGATATTGTACCGCCTGTTGTGGATGGGGGAAACGGTCAGGTTATAAACGTGGATGTAAACCCGGTACTTCCTGACCCTTTGGTTGAAAATCCTGAACCAATCAGACCTGAAATTCAGCCAAACGCACCGCCTGACCCTGAACCCGTAGAAATCCCGGTCACATGGAACACTGACGGGGTGGATGTGTTCACAGGAACAGGTGTTGAACGATTTCAGCAAGAAGTTCAGAGTGCAAACGATATGTTGAACA